CCGTCTTACCTTTCAAACGATTATATGAAAATGAATAGATGGGATGGGATGTTTGGTGAAACTTTCTTTTCTGCCGTTGTAGTAAAATACGATAATGACTATTGCGATACAATCAAAGTAGGACTCGCACTTTCGTAAAATCAATAACACCAACACCTATACAATATGAAACTTAAATACTTACTTATCGGAATGAGTCGCTCACATGATGAGATCATTGAAATCTTCAAACACGATGCTCCAATTGATGTCGTAAATAATTATCTTAAATCTTACCTAACTGACATAGATTGCTTGCAGGAGTTTACTGACAAGTTCGATATGATCCAACAAACATTAAAAGAGGAAGGATATGATAGCACTCCGTTTCATGTTATTAAGCATTACCTCATGGAATACAAGGAAACCTTTGTAACTATAGAAGAAACAAACCTAATTGAATCCTAACAATCAATAAACACCAAAAATACTATACATATGAGAACAACACTTGCACAAATACGCTTACTAATTGACGAGCTAAACAAACAACTGGAAAGACCGCTAAAGCCATACATCAAAGAAAATGGCAAACTTACCGCACAAATCGGCAACTTCCACCTTTACCGAGCTTATGGGGCTTATGGCTTGCATGAAACGGCAAATGAAGGGGGCGGTATTCGTGAAACTATCGCACTTGGTACTAAGAAAGAACTAGCTACCGCTTTACATAAACTCATCCAAGGTGTAGAACTTGCAACAGCATAAGACTATGAAAGAAAAATTACTAGACTTCTTGATCTTCAATGTAATGTGCGGGAGCTTTTGGCTCTTTGCTTTGATTTACTTCACTTCCTAATCCTTACTTACTATCTATTAAAACAAAATGAATATTAAAATAAATGTCCGAGAAGATAGCATGGGCTTTCTTTACTTAACACCTGTCAAGCAATCATATATCGATCAAATCATCGAATACTTAAAAGAGTTTAATGTCGACTCTGACGGATCCGTATTGATTCAATCCGATTATGATGTTGAAAGCTTTTACGAAGATTGTACTTATCGACAAAAGAAAGATATTCAATCGGGTTGGGGAGCTAACATGTTATTCGATGCTTGGACTTTCCTAAACTATATCGGATGGGATGCTTGTGAATCACTTGAACTTAAATAAAACCAATGAATACTATACTTAAAAACGAATATAAACTTACAAATGACGGGGACGCATGGGGAAATTGTATGCAATGGCTATTTGCTATTTGTGATTACCTAACCTTTGAGACGGATGAATGCATTCCTGATGACTGGAAATTTAGAGCCAGTCCAATGGGAGCTAATGAAGATTGCTTTTGTTATCAGTCATTACGCCACTTTGCATTTGAGCAAGAGATAACCGATGCCGATGTATTAGAGTTTGGCAAAGTACTTATACGCTTGCGTGATATATTAGAGCGTAAAGGACTATCTTACTAACCGACTAACCTTACCATAAAATGAATATTAAAAATTACTATCTTAAAGCTTTCCCGTCCGATAATCTAGGCGAGGAAATAAACGCAAACGCAACCTTTGACGGGCTGTTTAATAACATAACCGAACCTTACAACTACATAGGCGTAGAAGATTCGATTGTACGGGAGCGAGTATTCGACAAGCTTGCAACTATCAAAGGCGTACCTTACAGCGATATTTACAACCTTTGGCTTTCCTAAACCTTACCTGACCATACAAAATGAAAACCAATAAAGAACAATTAGAAGAACTTAAAACTAGAAACTTACAGCTCTTTAACTGGCTGTTAGAATCTCAAAAGGAAAACGCTAACATGAGAGACCGCTTGGAAGAACTGGGCGAGTTAGAAGAACTTATAGAGGATGGATCAATTAAAGATCACTCTTGTTATTCACCTGTTTAAACCTTACCTGACCTTATGAAAATACTAGTTTTAACTATCCGAGCACACGGGGAAGAGGACGATATTTATGTCTTTGATAACCGAGAAGTGAATGTCTTACCTACCATCAAAGAATGGCTTAAAGAGAACGATATAAAGCTCACCTTACCTGACCATGTAACCGACACTTATAGCTTCATGGACTGGTTTTACGATGCTGAGAACAGCCTTGAAGATTGTTACGATTTCTTTGTCAGCCTTCAATACAAGGAGCTGTTATCCGAATGAGTGTAACAATATACCTAACCGATCACAACGGACGCAAGGTTGCTTTCTTCTATAGAATCGACAACGAACGATACCTTACCTGTCCTCAGCTTATATGGGCTTGTCGTCAGCATCCTGAGTATCAGGGCACAGCGGAAAGCAAAGAGGACTTCATGGAGCAATGCAAAGATGTTATGCGGGAGCTTTCAAAGCGTAGCGTACCTGTCTGCAAAGATTGCGGGTTGACATCTCCTAAAATGGAGGCACAAGATACCTGCCCACATTGCTTAATAAATGACTGATAACCTAACCGACTTTTTTGATATGAACGACCTATGCAACGACAGCTTGCGAGCACTTATCCATCATTACCTGTCCGTCAAAGAGAAACTACCCGACAACTTAACTCTCCGTGATCGACTGGAGGAGCTACAAGCGGAGCTGATTAACCGGACTAGCACGATTGAGGGCGTGATACGACAAACAACCGATAACCCAATACAAAACCAATAAAATAATGAATACTACTATACCTACTAAATTTACCGAAGAACAAATCATAGAATGGTTAGGTGATCCTGACTGGACTTTCAGCGGTATTGTTGAAACCTTTGTTGACCTAGCTAATGGCGATTATGAGGTGGACAATATGCGTAAAGATATACTAGCACAACAGGAGGACAACCAATGACCTTAACCGAAGGAGAATATATTATGACAATGCTAGGCTTTGGATGTTTCTTAATCTGTGGATTGCTGATCTTTGCGTGGGCTTACGATATGTTATGAGCTTTGCAACTGGCTTATTTACCAACCGATCTTGGGACATTCCCGAAGAGATAAAATATAACAAAGAAACCAATAACAAAATGAAGATTACTATACCTACTAAACCACTAACCTATGACCTCGTTGAACTTGTTGTACACTTTGAAGATAACAAAACTGAATCAATGATCGTATCACTGGACTCTTTTGCACATGAAGCTGTGAAATGGTGGGCGAGTGCCAACGGATACAAACTAGATTGTTTAACACCTGACGAAACCACGCTTGTTGTAACACAAAAGCAACCATAACCCTATGAACAACTACGACAGCTGGCTAAACAGCAACAACCCATACGACTTAGCAGATGAAGAAGAGAGAGAAAGAGAGTACCATTTGGAACAAATTGAAGGACTTACTGAAGAGGAGATCGAAGATTACCTGTTCGCCGAACGCATTGAAGACCCACGCAAACGCTGACATTTTTTGGGAGGCTGAAGCGGACATCATAAGGGAGGAGCTACGAAGTGGAGGAAAGCTATAACGACTGGAGCGTATCTGTCCGTCACGACATCGACTGGTCGAAGGTTGATCCGAAAGCTATCAACGATGCCTACCAAAAGTTCTGGTGTAACACGGAGGTGAAACGCTTTGAGCGGGACAAGGACGGAAAACTGGTGGCGATACGCACGGACATCCAACGGATGCGACCTAAGAGTACATTTGATAACTTTGAGAACCTCACTAGGATAGTATGAGCGACGAGAAGCAGACTAGAGGACCGACTTGGCGGATGAGGGAGTGGGGACGCACAGCGTACCGTAACCGACAAGCAAAACTTCGAGCTGAAGGTGAGAGTAGCAAGACGGAGTCAGCGAAGCGATTGCTCAAGGTCATGGCTCCGAGGTTAGGTAAGAGGGTGGATGATTTCATGTACACATTCGGGGGTAACACACAGCACACCACTCCGTTATTCCTTACCTTTGTATTGGATATGTGTCCGTACCAAATAGCTTCGATGGCTATGCAAACCGTGCTTGATAACCTACAATTTAACTTACCTGTCGGACGGATGGCGTATAAGATCGGCAAAGCATTTGAGAACCAAGCGAGGTGGGACAAGGCGGTCGAAGATATGCACCCACACAAGCGTGACTTACTTGGTCTTGATGATCGTTCTAAAGCGATGAAGCTCAAGCAGTTCTACGACTACGAAGACGAACGGTTTACGCTGTGGGATAGTAAGTGTAAGGCAGGGTTGGGTGCTTGGTTATTGGAAGAGATACGGATCGAGACGGGCATATGGGAGGTCGGATTTGCAGTGGGCACTCAGAAGGGACACAAACCGGAGCGTATCTGTTCACCTAGTGGTGAGTATACAGACTGGGTCAAACGATTTGATGCGTGGAAGGAGACGACAAGAGTATTCAAGATGGCTTTACCTAACGAACCGATTGATTGGTACGAGTTAGTGGGTGGTGGGTACAGCTTAAAGCATATGCCACCGCAAGAGTTCTTTACTGGTAAACCGTTGTCTTGGTTCAAAGAACACAAGCGTAGCTACGAGCACGCAATGTCAGCTGTTAATAAATTACAGAAGGTAGCGTGGCAGATTAACGATGATATGTTATCTATTGTACGGCGGTGTTTTGATAACAAGCGAGTGGTTGGGAATATACCTAACTTCAGTGAGATACCAGAGCAACCGAGGTACATAGGCGGTGACGAGCATGAGTTACGGGCGTGGAAGCTGAAGCAAAAGGACATCAAGAGCGTGAACGAAGCGAACAGCAGTAAGCGTTACTTAACCGTCCGCATTCTACACCTCGCCAAGCTGTATAGTGAGTGGGACAAGTTCTACTTTCCATATCGTTGTGATTACCGGGGCAGAGTGTACGCTATTCCGTACTACTTACATCCACAAGGGTCTGACTTAGCGAAGAGTTTATTGGACTTCAGTAACGGACAACAAGTGGTAGATGAAGATGACTTGGAAGCTGTACTTATACACGGTGCTAATATGTGGGGAGTAAAAGGTACACGAGAGGAGCGACTAGAGTGGGTAGGTAAACGACAGAAGTTTATATTAGAAGCAGCGAATGACCCACACGGAACAGATTGGTGGACAGAAGCAGGTGATCCGTTTTGTTTCCTTCGATTCTGTCTAGAGTACAAGCAGTTCACGGAGGAGGGATACGGCTATGTATCGTACCTGCCCGTCCGACAAGATTGCAGTAACAACGGTATGCAAATCCTATCCTTGTTACTACGGGACAAAGACACTGGTCGTATGTGTAACTTAGTAGAAGATGACCGAGCTAATGATATGTATCAAGAGTTTGCTGACCGTGTATATGATGAGCTAAGAGCGGACGGTGGTGTGCTTGCACAGGAGTGGTTGAAGTTTGGCATCACTCGTAAGTTAGCAAAGCTTGCTGTTATGAACAGACCATACGGTGCTACCCACTATAACTTGGTACAAGATGTATTTAAAAGCATCGGTGTTAATCATAACTGGTCAAGTACTGGTGAGATGCTCACTGCTGTTATCTATTTATGTAAGATCGTCAACCGATTGGCAGATCAAGCGTGTCGTCCGGTCAACAGAGTGATGAAGTTCTTACGGGAAAGTGTACGAGCATTAGGATGTGACGAACCGATCACTTGGTCTACACCTACAGGATTTAAAGTCGTGCAAAGCTACCGCAAGTTTAAGAAGCTAAAGGTTGAGTCTGTCTTTCAGAATATGAATATCAGTATCACAACAGATGAGATGGCAGACACCATCGATCAGAAGGGACAGTGCAACTCTATCACTGCTAACTTTATACACAGCCTTGACGCTTGTATCGTACATCAAGTTGCTAATGATGTTGACTTTGACCTCGCTACTATACATGACTGTTTCGTAACACACGCTTGTAATGCTAGAAAGATAAACCAAATAGTAAGAGAGATGTACACAAAGACTTTCACCGTTGACCTCCTAGGCGAGTTCCGTGCGGAGCAAATCAACAACAACCCAGAAGCAGTACTGCCTGATGTGCCGGAGCTTGGAGACTTAGATGTGTCCGCAGTAAAACGCCAGCAGTATCTGTTATCTTAAACCAAATAATAAACACTGAGAAATATGACAGTAAAAGCACGTAAGAAACACGACATAATAAAAGCACGAGGCATCGCTAGATACGCCCACTTGAATGAACCGAACAAAAGGTTTGATGAGTACGGTGTGTATAGTTGTGACCTAGTAATTGATGAAGCAACCAAGCAGGAAATAGTAAACAAGATCAAACCTCTGTACGAACAGGAGTTGAAGGATGTTATGGAAGCTAACCCCGGTAAGAAGATTGAGCAGAAGGGCTTACCTTTTAGCGAGGTTGACGGCGGACATATGTTGAAAGCCAAGTTGAAGGCTGGAGGTAGAAGGCGTGACGGCACGGAGTACGAATTAAACATGGCTTTGTACGACGCTAAAGGACAACCACTTCCAGAGGACGTACAGGTTTGGGGAGGTAGTGAAGTCAATGTAGCATTCCGCCCTAAGTTCTGGTTTGTACCCAGCCAAGGATTCGGAGTGACCTTTGAGTTGAATGCTGTACAAGTTATACAATTAAAGAACGGAGGCGTAGGCGGTGTAGCTGCTCAGTCCTTTGGATTCACAGAAGAAGAAGGATACATAGCAAACGGCGGTGAAAACTTAGACCAAGCATTCGATGCCGAAGAAGAGACAGCGGAAACGCTCACAGCGAACTTCTAATTACCGCTCTGGATTTGAAGCTAAACTAGCACACCAATTAAAGCGTGGTGGTGTTAGCTTCCAATACGAGTCGATCAAGTTAGAGTACACAAAGACTGCTACCTACACTCCTGACTTCATACTACCTAATGGCATCATCATAGAAGCTAAAGGTTTATGGACGGTGGAGGATAGGAAGAAGCATCTACTAATACGAGAGCAACATCCACACCTAGACATAAGACTGGTATTCATGTGTGCATCTAACAAGATTCGTAAAGGAAGCGGCACCACCTACGCTAAATGGTGTGACAAGAAAGGAATAAAATATGCAAACCAATCAATACCTAAATCATGGCTTTCACAGCAACCCATCAACCATGCAGTAAGTGCGGAAGTTCAGACGCCCTCTCCACCAACGACGACGGTAGCACCCATTGTTTCAGCTGCGACGATCACCGTGGAGCCGGACGAATGAAGAATGAATCTACCTCCCCAACACCGAGAGATTATGTACAAGGAAAACCAACAGCTATAGAACGACGAAACCTCACTGAAGATACTTGTCGAAAGTGGGGCTATTGGGCAGGTATGTACAACGGAGAGATGGTACAGATAGCTAACTATAAAACACGGGACGGTAAAGTGTGCGGACAAAAGATTCGCACACCCACCAAGAAGTTCCACACTAAAGGAGAGCTACTTGGCTTGTACGGTCAGCACTTGTGGCAAGAAGGAGGTCGTCGTGTTGTAGTAGTAGAGGGAGAGGTCGATGCGTTGTCAGCATCACAGGCTATGGATAATAAGTGGCCTGTTGTTTCAATCCCATGCGGTGCAAGCGGTGCTAAGAAAAGCGTAGCCCAAGCACTCGATTGGCTTGAACGATTCGATAAGATTGTTTTCTGCTTCGACATGGATGATGTTGGAAGGAAGGCGGCAGCTGATTGTGCTGGGTTACTGACACCTGGAAAAGCTTACATCGCAGAGCTTCCGCTGAAAGACCCATCTGATATGCTGACAAGCGGTAAAGCCCGTGAGTTAGTGTCGTGTCTATATGACGCTAGAGAGTACAGACCAGACGGTATCGTAAACGGTAAGGAGCTGTGGGATGTTATAGCGGACAGAGAACACAGTAAGTCTATACCTTATCCGTACAGTGGGTTGAATGAGCTGACGCTTGGACTGAGACAAGGAGAACTAGTAACCGTATGTGCGGGTAGTGGGATTGGGAAGTCCTTGTTCTGTCGGGAGGTCGCTCATCATATCTTAGGTTTAAATGAGAAGGTAGGATACATAGCACTAGAGGAGTCAGTCAGGCGGACGGCACTGGGTATCATGGGTATCCACATAAACAAACCTATACACCTAGAAGAAGACGATACAAGTGAGGAGGTACTGCGACCTGCATTCGATGAGACGGTAGGTAACGGGAACTTCTACACCTACGATCACTTCGGCAGTATGGACAGCGACAACTTACTAGGTAAGATAAAGTACTTGGTCAGAGGGTACGATTGTAAGTGGATATTCTTAGATCACCTATCGATTGTTGTTAGTGGTATCCAAGGAGACGACGAGCGACGATTGATCGACAACACCATGACCAAGCTACGCTCTTTAGTCGAAGAGACAGGGTGTGGTATGGTACTGGTATCTCACTTGAAGCGTGTTGATAGCGGACACGAAGAGGGAGGACGAGTAAGTCTGCACCACCTAAGAGGTAGCCAAGCAATCGCACAGTTATCGGACATGGTGATAGGACTGGAACGCAACCAACAAAGCGAAACAATAAGCAACGAAACACGAGTCCGAGTACTG